CTGGTCCAGGAGTGGTGCTATAACTCAGCACCGGAGTTTGTGGATTGTTTCGGATTGGTGATAAGGAATGTCTATAAGCTTGGGCTGTGGGATTAGGGTATGTCATGTGATATAGGTTTAATACATGATGGTGTAGGCTATGCCTACTGTTCTGCGCTGGAGCGACACTCCAGCCGTGTTGGAAGACTTGAGCCGCTATCCTGAGCCTTGTCCTGTCGTCGGGCTTCCCACTCAGGCGTGGGGAGCCTTGACGTAATGAGCTTGGTGGTGTAGGACTGGTCACAAGTCATGACCGGCTAGGAAAAACGATATTCCGTTACTTGGCCAAATGCCCGGTGGGGTTGCCACTCTAGGCCCACGTCCACGTACCCCGGTGCCGAAGCTCCGGGGGCCATTTAGCAGTTTATTGGTTGCTATTGGAACATTCTCCCAACACTCTGGTGCAGAGTGGTTAACAGCAAGTATTTATATTGTTGGGTTGCTTACTCGGGCGGTTTCTCCGAGACCCGTTTCTTCAACTCTTTTCTGAGGTGAATAAATTCTTCGATGTCCAAATCGTGCTCTGGTAGTGATTCTTCAGAATCACAGCGAATCTTTTGTTTCATTTCTTTCTTTAATGAGGAATACGAAGCGGTCGTTATCGGTTTGCGGACCTTGATGTCTTTCTTGTCCGGAAGCATCGTGGGTACGTGAGTAACCAACTTTCTCTCACGCAATAGGCCCGATATGATCATGGCTTTTCTAAATTTTGAATCAAGGGTTGGTGGTAACGCCTCCAAAGTATTGGGTAGTTCGATTACCAAAGTATCAGCCGAGGTGATTGCGCTGAATGTGGCGGACGCCATTTGCATATTCGCGTAGCCAAAATTCTCATCTATGGCTATATCAAACACCATGGCGTACCTCATCACAACGTTTGTACATTGCCCATCCTTAGTCGTCGAGTGATTGTCGAAGAAGTTGATGGGTGTAAAGGTCCCCACTGTACCGGTCGTGGCATCAATGAGTGATGCGGCAGTGAAAGTCCCCCTAGCTGACTGGTACAGTAGGTACCTACCCGATTTGTAAAAACGGAGCAAGTTATTGGGAGAGATAGGATCTATGAGTGATGAGGATCCAGAGTGAACTTTATAATCATTGAACCATTGACCACCAGGATCTGAGGTGGGCATCGAATCGCAGTGGAACACTAGTCCGTGTGATGAATCATTGCGTTTCGGTTTCAGTAGTTCAATATCGTATGAAACCCATAATTCTCCAATGGTCGCTGCGGCCTGTTGACCCACTGTGGCCACTTGGAACTGTCCGAAGTCGTGAAACCTTTGGTCTGAGGTCTCTATGACAGACGAGTCTTGCACGTACAAGACGTCAAGTGGTGACTGAGAGGGGTCACATTCGATCGGATGGATCACATTCTCATCCGGGCATGCAGAGACGCAGAATTCGTGTGCCTCCATCGACTGTTTGTCGCTGAAAGGCGGGTGCAAAACGTCATATTGGGTGGCTAAGACAACTGTCCCGAGACTGGTATTGGTGCTGCCTACTGCCGAACCTGACGTGGTTTTGAACTGGAAGATGAGCCCATGGAACTTATACTCAGAGTAATTGCCCGCTATCGAGCTAAGCCATGGGAAAAGTGTGCTGTTGGCTGGTTGGATCATATAACTACGCGAGTTGAAAGCAGCGCCAGGGCTGGTCACGTCTGTGACGAACTCGCGGTGTCTGATTCGGGTTGATGACCTTCCAAATGCCGGTATATTTGATGACATGAGGGAATTACGCTTCACCTTATAGTCACCAAAACCGGTGATTTTGGCAATCCAATCACCAGCCTTCCTTCCAAGAAGGCCACCGACTACCCCTGCGCCGGGGATGTCAGTTAGCCCTCCGATGGCCGACCCTGCTGCTCCTAACACTGGTGCAAAGAAGGTCGACCTTCGATTCTTTCTCTTAGAGCCTAGTTTCTTCTTGGTTGGGGGCGGCCCTTTGACCCCCAACTTGTTTTTTCGGTTACGTCTCGCCCTGGAGACGTTTCGTTTGCGGTTTTTCTGTTTTTGCTTGTTCATGGTACAATATTTCGTTTTAAATTAAGTATACACAAGGGCTCTGGCTGATTGCCCAGGCGCAACTTGCGAGGTCAGCCCCTACTAGCTTGTTGTCACATTATGTGTAGTACTCTTGATTGTCTTGAGATGGCAAGCACTTCTTCGCAAGCTGAGTGCAAGCCGGGTTTTGGGGGGTGCAATTTGTGGCAGTGGGTACGGGGTGGATAACGGTGGTAGTTGTTCATGCCGTCGAGCGGGACTGTTCGCTTCCGGCAGACCTTGAGCTTGCAGTACCGTTTGTCGTTGAGCTCGTATTGTCCTTGGATTATACGTCCGTTCGAACGCTTCTGGTTAATCTCAACAGCGGGTTCTTGGTCTTTGCGATATGTGTCACCACCCATCACAACACTGAACTTCCCACTTCCAAACATATGCTCCAAAGTTCTTCTTCTGATTGGGTAGTAAGTGTCACACTCGTACCTGCCAAATTGCTCCAGTATATTAAGCGACCAGCCGCAGATATCAAGGTAGCGCAACGTTATCGCGTCACGCATCCACTGTCGGTCAACAACAGAACCTTTCGGGTTATAACTACTGTAAGGTATGTCTTGCTCGTCGAAAGTCTTTGGCGGTTTTTCAAAGCCGGCCTCCACGAGGTTGTTGGTCTTGTTCCACCCGAGAGCTCTGTTGATGATAGCTCTCTCATAAACTCTGGGGGTAAGACTAATTGAGGTCTCGTCGTACAGTCGCTTGACCCACGGTCCGATGTATGGCGTGTAGTAATCACTGCACAAGACGCTCAAGCATTTCATGGCAAGAATCTCGTCGTTGCCAAAGCCCGGTTTCCCAAGGTGGAGGTGCTGAATTGATCTATCCAGGTCGCAAAAGCTGCTGCCATCGCCGTGCCATATGCCTGGTCCATATACTCGTCCCAGAAAGGCGAAAGAGTCCGATGCCCGTGGGTTGTCAACTGGGTACCTACAAATATCCTCGGTGGTGGTCTTCATCCCGTTGTACCCGAAGGAACGGACTACGTACTGGAGTTTTTCCTCCTTAACCAGGGTCATGCCATCATCACCGGCGTAGATCCCCAGGGCATCAAAGGCGTCCGACGGATTGAGTGGTCGTCCCGTGGCGCCCCATCTCAAGGCGACGTAGACATGGAACATGTTTACCAGCGTATTGGAGACTGAAGTAAAATTGTCTCCCGACAGTTGTTGCTGGTGTTGTTTGGCCTCGACTTGAACGTCGTCGTCAAAGGAGACGTATTTCATACGGTTGTTCATCAGACAACTGTACATCCTCTTGACGTCATCAGTTGAGTCAGAAAACAAGCGGAGCAAGAGCCTTAAGACCACCTCGCGTGAGTGGACATTTATAGTTGCGTCCATCCGGCTCAAATCCGTACCTAGGCCGACTAGATATGTTTTCCCGCGAAACATGTCGACCAGTCGTGCACGCACCTTTCTTGGGGTTTGAAAACCGTAGCACTCCGTGGTAGCCTTGACCCAATCAGCCAGGGGTTTAGAGTAGCGACTGCTGTGGTACCTTACGGAATCATTGGTGATGTTGATTATTCTGTAGTCCGAGCATTTCGTGTACGGTTCTTTTTTAACCATCATGCTAGTGTTTGTGTTACCATAATCAGTAGCCATAGCGCCTCGGAATGTTTTGAGCTTTCGCAACGGTCCATTCTGACGCTTGTAACATTCCGAATACGGCTCTGGCTGCGGTTTTGGGATACCGCGCCTATCGGACCTGGCTATCAACTGTTCAATGAAATCGTCTATGTAGTGGTTTGGTGGTTCTCCCGGTAATGGGGTGTTTTGGCGATTCCTCTCTATCTGCTCATGGCTGAGACCAGGGGCTAAGAGCCGGGAGGACAGCCCTTTCGCCACGCACCGCGAGTTGGTGACAGGATAAGCATGGCCCAGTGACAGAGGGGGACAGGTGACTGGGTGGGATGGTTTTTTCTTCCTGTCAAGAATAGTAAATGCCTCGTCATCAAAACCCAGGATTGGATCGGTGTTAGCTGTGCCCAACTCAACCATCTCCACCTCGCCCGTCACAATGTTGAATCTCCCATTCTCGCGTGGACGGGGGAGCGGAGGTCGCGTTGGTCTGGGTTCTTGATTGCCGAGCAGACCAGTAGTGGAGCTAGCACTGACCGTACTGACACTGGGTGATGGTGGTGGACTACCCCGGGATGGTCCAGTGGTCGATTCGCCACCGCTTGCCTCATCGTCATCCGTGTCATCGTGTTCGCTGGTGTTACTCTCAGCCCCACCTGCCGCACAGTCGGCGCGGCCAGGACGCGGGTCGATATCGGTCGTGACGTCACTGACGCTACCTCGGGAATCGTCGGATCCGGCCGCAACCTCATTGATGTGAGTGGATGGTTCCGGATCGTCAGGCAGATCTTCATATTTGGATTCAAGTAAGTCTCTTTCTTTCTCATCACGTTCTTCGTCTGAAGATTCGGATACGACGATGCGCGCCCCCCGACGCTGGGCAGCCAGAGCCCGTCTGAGCTGCGAACGAGTCGACCATTCCCTCATGGGCGGAAGAACGACCGTGGTATTGAAATTCCTGAGTGGCGGTCGTGGTACACGAACGTTCTCACTACTAGGGCGGGTCATCGGCCTGGCTTTGGGATGACTTGGCTTCATGTCTGTATTATCTGACCCGGGCGAGGGTTCTGACTGCTCCCTGGTGAGTATGTCCGTGAGTTCATCCCCACGCACTATGTTAGGCGTGAACTCATAATCCGTGAACATCTCGAGGTTGAAGCCTCCACTGCTATCCCCGGTGTTGTCGTGATCGGCCCGATAACTATGCTGGGCCGGATCGTAATTGTAAGCTGATCGTAGGTGTGACAGGGCCACGGCCACGTCGGTACGTGGCCATTGGTTCAATATTGCTAGTGTCCTTCTAGCGTTGAACCTCTCGTTCTGAGCCCTGTTGGTGTACGAGCCGTTGTAGACCGCAAGGGCTCGTAAGTCATAGTGGTTGGTAGGGGACATGTAGAGTCCTCCGTTAACACCAACTATGCTAATACCTACGGAGTGGTCGTTACCATACACAGCAACGGTTGCCTTGTCTATAAGGCCTCCTTTAGTGTGCGGTTCCACGACTTCCGGCTTAATAGCCATCAGCGGTTGGTTAGTGTGAAATAAACCCCATCCTCGCCATCCTTCGATCTTCTCGAATCTAATCATCGCTTCAAATCCTTCCCGCGAATGTTGCACAGCGACATTGAAGTACTGTGCAAACCAGAATCGTTCACGGATGGAGAGGCGGGTTTTCGAAACCTCCGAAGAAAAGAAGTGGTTCGTTAGTGTTGACGAGGGGGTGTAGATCTTGGGGACGAATTGTTTTCCGTCGACCCCGTCTATATACACGTCACCCTCCTTGTCAACACAGGTCGAACCCAGTCGCGGGGCATTATTAATGAATTCTAGTCTAAATCTAGCGCCCGGCTGTTTGAGAGTGGGGGTGTGCAAAAGCACGTCATGCATTGACAATAGGCTAACCAGGTCAGCCTTTGTCATCTGTTGTTCAAACAAACTGATACGTTTGAGTGACCTTCTCGAGTCGCCCAATATAGAGCGAGCCACCTTGTAAATGATGGTGGTGATCAGCGCTAAGAAGCTGATGTTTGACACGAGGTTCCAGTGATCGTTCTCGACAAGCAAATCGAAAACTGTCACGGATAGCTGGTAGATTTTTTTGTGGAGTTCTATCCAAACTCCAAAACCGAGCACCATGGTTAAGACTGCCAGCAGTGCCACCACACCACTGACAACCAGAACCACGTGCCTGACGCGTACTCGATTATATGTTAAAGACGCGTTCATGATGGTTTTTGGTTTGTTGACATAACACTCACGCTACTTCTAGCGCAGTGTCACCATACGGCCTCAGCAGGTTTGTCGGTCCTGCTACGTCGTCAGCACTGACGGTTGCGAT